GTACTGCCCAGTGCAAAGCTGGGTACGTCCGGATCAAGTTTGATCGTCTCAACGTCTCCGTCAAACATCGAGATCGGCAAATTCCGTGCCTCCACCGCTCGGTTGCTGATCCGCAGATATCGGGCCGGCAGGCCCGCATAAAGGCCATACTCGCCGACCACATTAAAAATGCCCTTCAGGTTCCCCATCCGGGTGCGCACCCGTGATCCCGCACCGCCCACCACAAAAGAGCTCCCGATCTTCATCGTCCCGATCCCGCCCTCAAAATCCGGATGATACTGCCAGTTGGTCACTTGGATATAAGGCGAGTTCTCCCCCATCGCGCCGTCAATCGCGTTGCTCTCGATGGTCCCGTTCCCGCTGGCCCCATAGTCCAAAGCCAGCGACCCCGCTGGGAGGGTTGCCGATTCCGCCAGAGCGCCGGCCTCTCCGGCCGGTGACCGGGTGAAGGTATAGCTTTGAGTTTTGTTTTCCGTGTCCGTGGAAACCCATTCAACCGTCCCCCAACAGTCCGAAACGTCCAGGCTGTTCCCCGTCCGTACAAACTGCCGCAGCCGGACAACGTCCCCGTCCTCAAAAACCTTAAATTCTGACCACCCCTTGAAGCTCTCTACCACCAGCGCAGCGCTCCCCTCTGCGGCCGGCGCGGTAAAGTCGCTCGCCAGCGGTGCCACGGATTTGCATATGATCTGCCCGCCCGCCAGGGATTGCTCAAGATCGGACACAAAAGCCTTGGCGTGCAGCTGGTCAGCATAAAGATACCGAAAATCGCCCGAACCCCCATAACTGATCCCCCACCCGCTGACCTGGCTGGCATAATCAGTCGATTGCAGCCGCATCCCGGATCCAAACCGCACCTGGTCATCCCCGCCGCCGCCCTCAAAGAGGGCGTCCCCGGCCAAGTGCAGGGGCAGTGTCGGGCTGGTCCCGATCCCCAGCCGGGCCAATTGCAGATACCCGCTGGCGTTGGTCGCCAAAATCTGCGTAGCCGCGCCGGGGTTCGAGCTGGTCGTGATCGCATGGGTATGGCTCTCCTCGGCGTCATTTACTGATGCCACGCCCAGCGTCCCGGGTGTGTCCAGGTTCAGCGTCCGGCTGGACAGCAGATCCCCGCCGCCAGTCAGCCCGTCCCCCGCGATGACCTCCACATCCTCATGATCAACGTGCTCATTGGCCACAAAGTTCAACAGGCTGTCATGGTCAACGCCCGCCGGCAAAACCGCCGCCTCAATCGTTTCGTCCACCGCGTCATAGTTCCACGCGATGGAGGCGCTCCCCACAAATATGTTTTCAATGCCCGCCATCCGGTAGATCACGGTCGTCCCGCCCGTCGCACCGGTGGACCCCGTTGACCGCCCGCTCTGGATATACAGCGTCCCGTTGTTAACGTAGCAGCCATACCCGGTCCCGGTTCCCGTCGCGGAGATCACCGAATCGTCCACATAGCCTGTCACGCCCGTGTTGCAGTAGACCCCGACCGCGTTCCCGCCCGAATTCGAGATTGAAACCACGCAATCCTGCACACGGGCATTGCTGCCCGCCAGGATCACGCCAGTCAGCCCGCCGCCGGAGGAACCGCTCCGAACAACGCTGACCTTCCCCAGATGGGCGTTCGCTGCCAAAGTGATCTGCCCAGTCAGGATGGACCTGGACCGGTCGATCCCAAACAGGCTCACCCCCGCCGGCACACTGTGATTCCCGTCAATCGAGCTGGGGGGCAGCGAGATCATATCTCCGCTGGTTGCCGCGGCGATTGCAGCGTCCAGCCCAGCGGTCGTAGCCTCATAGTAGCGGGTTTTTTCGCTGTGGAGGGTGATCTGGTAACCAACAGTGCTGGCAATGACCTTAGCGGCGCTCTGCATCGCCTTGAGGTCCTGCATCGCATAAGGTTTGATCACATTCCAGAGTTCGCTCGCTCGTGTAACGCTCATCCGGGGATCACACCTCCCATGTCCATCGCGTTCACCTGGCTTCGGGTGCCCAGGATGTTATAAGTCTCGTTTTCCGCGTCAAACTCCGCCTCCTCCACAAAAAACAGGTTCGGGTCCGTAACCAGGCTCAGGTCCACGCTCGGCGGGATCACGTCATGCAGCCGGCACCAAAACCCCACCGGGCATAAAGACGCGTCCATCGGGGTCAGTGCAGCGCTCAGCAGCTCGCCGTCCTGGTTCAGCGCAAAGCTGTTCTTTGGGTTCGCTGGTCTGGCGGGCTCCTCATACAGCCTCAGATACCGCTCAGGCGTGATCTCACAGAGCAGCCGGCGGTTGTTAGCGGTGCCCGCGCCCAAAAGCTCGGTCAGTTCATAAAGTGCCGGTCTGTCGCCCGCCCGGTAGGGGGTTGAGGCCATCCCGCTCTGGTTCTCGATGGTCGCCCCGGCCAGAAACTGCCCGCAATCCTCGATGATCGTGCCGATCTGGAGGGTCGTGTCCAGAGAGCCCATCACGATAAAAAGCAGGTCGCCCCACCGCCCGTAGATGTCTTCCCCCCAGGCCCCCAGGTTGGTGTTGTATAGCTTTATCTCGCCCCGCGGATACCCGAAATCCAAATTGGTGTCCACCATATAGTAAGCGCCGGCGCTCACAGCGCCTGACCTTGCGATATGGATCCAATAGGTCGTGCCGGGCTGCAAAGTGATGGTTGCATTCAACGCAATTTCAATCCAGTCCGCGCTCGTGCTCATATTAGCAGCGGCGATCTGCCCGCTGGCCAGCACACTGCCCGGCGAGCCGCCACTGTTTGTCCTGAGGCTGACCACCAGGCTGTCCGTTGGGTCATCCTTGCCGGCCTTCCAGGCCCTGATCCAGATCGATTTCGCATCCCACGAGGATGTTGAGCCAAGCCGGAATGACTGCGCCAGCCTCGGCCGGTCATCCTCGCCGATCTCCCGCCCGCCTTTGCCGGTTTCCTCGTATCCCTCCTTGCCGATCGGGTTGGCGTAGTACATCCACTCCAGCGTCTCAAACCAGCCCAGACAGGTCAGCGTGGCCGTGCCCGCCTTCCCGCCCGGAAACTTAAGCACAGGGATCGGATGATGTGACTGCTCAAGCTGGATCGCCCGGTACTGCAACGCCCCCTCCTCAAACACATCCGCCAGGGAGAGCAGGATCTCTTTTTTTCCATACTCGCTCACCGAATCGTCATCCTGCGCCCAGGCGGTCGTGTACCGGATCCCCTGATCCGTATAGGCCACCGACACCCGGTTAAACATCGTCGAGAGGTCCACGCCGTAAGAAACCGCCGGCATGTTAATTGTCAACTCGGACAGATACCCCCACCAGACAGCCTCACCGCCCGTGTTAAGCAGGGTCACGGGCGCTCTCAGATGGTTGATCAGCTCAAAAAGCGCCTCCGGATCCCCGCTGGCCGTGATCGTGGCCGTTCTCGGCCCGCCCAAAACATGGTGCGAATACCGGATCACGGCAAAGTCCACCTTCGGCTGCACAGCCAGGTCGGAAAAATCGCGTCGGGCCAGCAGTACCTTCATACCGTCAGCCTCCGCGGGTGGATCTTGACACTCACACTCCCGGTTCGGCCGATTGGAGCGTCCCCGTCCATCTCATCCTGCAAAAAATACAAAATATTCTTTACGCCCGGCTTCAGCATCAGCGGATCGCCACCCTGGCCCATATGGGTCACCTTCCAACTGCCGGCGCCATACGCGGTCACCAGCACCTGCCGCACAGGGTCATCGATCAGGGTTTCGCCATACGCCAGCCCGGAGATCGCCCCATACCGCCGCCATCCATCCTGGGGCAGCAAAATCAGAAAGTCCAGCCCAAAACTGCCCGCGCCGGAAGCCCGCTTCCCATACAACCCCAGGGTCAGGTTGCCCAGGTTGAGCGCCTCGCCCAGCGGGTAGGGTGGGATCGTCAGGGACCCAATCGAGGTATGCTCAAAGCCAGTCGGCACCAGCGACCAGCGCGTCTCAGCAATCACGATCCCGCCCGCCAGTAACTTAACCTTCAATCTCAGGTCGGTATAGGCGCTGGCTGTCCGCATCCGAACCACAGCCTGGAACCGTTTCTGCAGAAACGCTCCGCTGGCCAGGGTCCAGCTCTTCAGCAAAGCCTCGGTGTCGCTGGCCCAGGAAACCGTCTGATAGGTCTCAGACGAACAGGTCACGTCCGCGCTCCCAGTGCCCTCGAAGATCAGGCTTCCCGGTGTTGGGGGCGTGTTAAGCCCGTCCGCCTGGAAAATCCCTACGGTCAGCTGGTCCAGCAGGGTTTCGTCATCCTGGGTATTACCAAAGGACAGGATCGCCGGCGTCGGGAGGACGCCCGTCACCTGGTCCGCCCCGATCTCGGCATACAGGTCATGCCCGCTGTCCTGACAGTTATCAATCGGCGCCGCTGTCTGCTCGGTCACGGTACCGTTGCTCAAAAGCAGCGTCACCGGTTCCTGCGTCTCCCAGTAGTTCCCCCGCTCAAACACCACCTGCGCTCGGGTCTTGCTCTCCCGCCACAGGGCCCCGATCCGCTCATCCATCAGCAAAGCGCCATCGCTCAGCCGGGATTGCCAGGCCGTGATCCCGCTGTCCGGAGAATACAACACCCACACGCCCTCCGGCCCGCGGGGGTGGGCCTTCGCAAACGCCAGCATCGCCTCAATCTCCCGCACCTTGGCCTGCAGGCCCGCCGCGTTCCCCCCGCTGATGAAAAGATCAAACGCGTCCATGACGGTTTCCTTCTCCCCACCCGTCTGCGGGGTGAAGTTGCCCGCGACAATTCGCCCGCCGGCGTTGAAATCCAGTGTTTTGATGGTGGTCCCGTTCGCACGTTGCACAAAAGATAGATGGATCATTTTATCGGCTGCTCTTTCTCACTTCTTCCGCGATCTTCCTGGCCAGGCGATATTCGTCAATCTCGTCGCTTACCTTGTTCACGGTGACGTTGATCACCGGGCCCGCGTTGGAGCCGCCCGCCCCTGCCCCCTGGACGGCCAGCTGCATCCCGCCAAAGTTCCACCCGCTCTCCAGCTCGCCCACGGTATCCCGGATATCCCGGTTAACCTTGTCCATCTCGTCGCCGAAACCGCCGCCCAGGCCGGCCGCCATGTTCTCGCCTATCCCGGCAAACAGCTTCGACGGGGACTCGATCCCCAGCAGGCCCTTGATCCCGCTCACCAGTCCGTTAAACTTCTCAGTGATATTTTTCTTAAAGTCGTCCCACTTTCCCAAAAACCCGTTCTGGATGCCGGCCACGATGTCATCGCCAATTGATTTCCAGTCGGTCTCCAAAAAGGCGTTGACGATCCCCACCACAATATCAATTACCGCCTGCACCAGCAAGGGCAGGTTCTCCACCAGCCCCAGCGCCAGCGCCGCGATCAGTTCCACAGCGGCCACCAGCAGCATCGGAACGCTCTGGATCAGCAGCTCGACCACCTTTTGCACAATCTTCGGGATCTCCGGGATCAAAACGGGGATCGCAGCCACAATGCCCTCGGCCAGCCCGATGATCAGGTTCAAAGCCGCTTCAATGATCAGGGGGAGGTTTTCCAAAAGCGTCATCACGATTTGCGGGATAATCCCGACCACGGTTGGGATCAGCGTCGGCAGCGCCTCGGCAATCCCCGTCGCCAAAGTCAAAACCAGCATGAACGCCGCCTCGATGATCATCGGCAGGTTCGCCATCAGCGTATCGATCAGTTTAAACAAAATTTGGAAGACGGTCGGGATCAGTGTCGGCAGCGCCGCAATCAGCCCGTTGGCAATCGCCAGGATGATCTCCGCCGCAGCCTCCAGTAAAATGGGCAGCGCCGTCAGCAACCCCTCCAGCAGGGTCTCGATCACCGAAACCGCCGTTGTGATCAGCGTCGGAATCTGGGGCAGCAGCCCGTTCACCAACCCGATGATGATCTGTGTACCAGCCTCCAGCAGCAAAGGAACCCGGTTAACAATCCCGTTTACAAAAC